TTGTTGGGCTAAGGGTTCGTATACGAAAGGGATATCACCAGGTGAGACTGATTTGGAGAGGATAGCGTTTAATTTGAAGTTTCGTTTCTTCTGTATAACAGTAATCTATATGTATATATTGAATTTGACAACAGATATGTTTAGACATTATGTAGAGTTAAATAATATATTAATTGGTTTATGTTGGGAAAAAGGAGGAGCAGATTGGTTTATTAGACATCATGGATATCCAGAAGCAGAGTATGTTGGTGAAGGTGATATATCTGGATTGGATGTATCAATACATAAAACTTTTCTTGAACTTTATAAATCTATGTCATTGTGTTATATGAACTTTAAAGATATGGATCCTAAAGATACATCTGTTTGGAAGAGACTTCATGCATATCTTATAAGCAATTTAGCATGTAAATTGCTTCCAATAGCTGATAACGATTGGGAGTGGTTTATAGGAAAGATGCCAAGTGGTGATTGGGATACTTCACATGGTGATTCATGGATAATGATTTTGTTATTCTGTATGTTCTTGTCACAAGTGTGTCGGGAATTTCCTAAATATGCTGAGTTAATAAAGAAGCAGTGGATAGATGGGAGGATAAATTTTCCAGTATATGGTGATGACCATAACATGATAATTAGAGATCTTATAATAAGCAAAATGATAAATATGCGAAGGTTTGCCTTATTTCTTAAAATTAATTTTAGTATAATTGTTCGTGATATTAGGGAATATTTTGGTAAGGGAGCATGGATGTGTGTTCCTGATACAAAATATACTGGAGAGGTTAAAAAACAGGGAGTGAAATTTCTTCAAAGACAATTTTATTATGATTTGAAATTAAAACAATACGTTTGTACTAGGGATGCTTCATCGGTATTGTATAAAATATTTCAAAGTACTAATCGTGCAGATCTGTATGATGTTGCTGCATCGGCAGTTGGGATTGCAATGGATTCTATGGGAAGAAATGATGTTGTATATGATTGTGCTAAGATGGTACACACTTATGTTAGATTCGTGAGTGCTAAAACATCGCCTGCTGACTTTGACAAGATGGTTTTTTTAAGATTGTCAGAGAATAAGTATTTTAGTAATAAGATACAGCAGAGATTGGGAAGGAAAATGAGTGAAATTACCCCAGGATTCCCTACTCAAGAAGAATTGTTGGCTAGAAATGGAGGAAAGTATGAATTTAAGTCGCAATTTATGGGTAGTTTTTATGACTATGATCCATCCAATTTATAGGAATATTAAAAATTGGATTAAAATAGCTTATTTAGTTAAGTTCCAAAAAAAAAAAAAAAAAAAACGAAAGGGC